ATTTGATGGTCAGAGCAATTATTATGTTGATAAAATCAACAGAACATCGAAGTATATCGCCGCAATTCAGAAGAGTACGGCAACTTCGTTCAACGACCTCTTTGAAGGTGGAACCGGTGCATGGCATAGCACCAACTCCTTCAAGTGGTATGGAACAAGTTCCCTTGCTTCTACTTCCAGCGTAACTGCAACAAATACATCCTTCGGTGTAGGAACATGGATTTTGACCGCAGGAAGCAATGGAGATCCGAATGTAATCGGCCCAACAACAGTCGATTATCGGCAGATTGCCATGGGTTCGGGATTGAGCGTCACAGGCGGATACTCGCTCTTTGACGATGCCGAAACCGTGGATGTCAATCTCCTAATCGGTGGGCCGGACGATACCGATTGCGAGGGAGACTTGGTTGCACCGATGATCAAGGACATTGTTGACGCAAGAAAAGATTGCGTTGCATTCGTATCGGTTCCCAACAAGGATCCAAACGAAAGCGATCAGGCAAAGTTGGATCGTGCCCTCTGCTTCAGAAACGCAATCGGCTCGTCTTCGTATATGTTCATCGACAGCGGATATAAGTTCATGTATGACATCTACAACGATACCAATCGTTGGGTGCCGCTGAACGGAGACATTGCAGGACTTTGCGCTCGTTCAGATGTGAACTTTGATCCGTGGTATAGCCCCGCAGGCTTCAACCGTGGTCAGATTCGCGGTGTCATCAAGTTGGCATATCAACCCCGTCAGGCTGCAAGAGACACGCTATACAAGAACAATGTAAACCCAGTCACCACCTTCTCCGGTGAGGGAACAGTTCTTTATGGCGACAAGACTGCACAAACCAAGCCCTCGGCATTCGACCGCATCAATGTGCGCCGTCTGTTCATCGTGCTTGAGAAGGCAATCTCCACAGCCGCCAAGTATAGCCTCTTTGAGTTCAACGATGCATTCACACGGGCACAGTTCCGTTCGCTTGTCGAACCGTTCCTCCGTGATGTTCAGGCTCGTAGAGGTATCATTGACTTCAAGGTTGTTTGCGATGAAAAGAACAATACACCTGAAGTAATCGATAGCAATCGATTTGTGGCTGACATCTACATCAAGCCAACACGCAGCATTAACTTCATTCAGTTGAATTTCGTTGCCACTAGAACTGGCGTGAACTTCAGCGAGGTTGGTGCCTAATTTGGAGTGCAGATACGCATACTAAATACTCATAAGGAGTCTTAAATGTCACAGTTCAGCATAGACGCATTCCGTGCCAATCTCATCAACGGTCTTGCCAGAAACAACCTGTTTCTTGTCCAAGGCAACTTTCCCGGCGGAAACACTCAGGCAATTCAGGGTGCTGCCGCAGTAGCAGGAAGTTTCTTGGGTGGGGCGCTTGCAGGAGCAATCAATGCAATCGCAGCAACAGTAGGAGGGGGTAATCCCTCCTCTCAGGTTTCGTTCCTCTGCAAGGCTTCGAAGATTCCGCAATCCACACTCAATATCAATCAGGCATTCTATATGGGTCGCCCATTCAAATATCCCGGCGACCGCACATTCAATGACTGGTCGATCACTTGCTACAATGACGGAAGTTACGGATTGCGTAAGTCTTTCGAGGCATGGATGAACATCATGAACACCAATAGAACAAATATTGGTGCAAACGCAATGAATCAGTTCATGACCGATTGGACAATTACGCCACTCACCCGTGAAGGAAACCCCATTGCCCGTTACAAGATGGTAGGTTGCTGGCCAAGCACCATCTCGGAAACGACCATGGACATGGCAGCACAGTCTGAACCCTCCACATTCGATGTAACGATTGCATATCAATACTTCGAAGTTGAAGGCGTAACAACCTAATTGAAAGGTCATGAGGTATCTACATAATGGAACTCTTTGGATTTCGCCTAGAGCGATCTAAGCAAGAAAAAAAGCAGGCAAAGTCCCTGAAGTCATTTGTCGTTCCGACATTTGATGACGGGGCTATTCCTGTTGAGGCAGGCGGATTCTATGGTCAATACATTGATCTAGACGGAACAGTCCGTAATGATTTTGAATTGACCATGAAATACCGCGAGATGGCACAGGATCCCATCGTTGAGGTTGCCGTGGATGATGTGGTCAATGAATCGGTCATCATGGGCGAAAAGAAAGCCCCGATCAAGATTCTGTTGGATCGCCTCAAGGCTAGCGACAATGTGAAAGAAAGAATTCACGAAGAATTCCGCAACCTTCTCCGTGTGATGCAGTTTGAGACAAAGGGATCGGAAATATTCCGCCGTTGGTATGTCGATGGAAAGATATTTTTCCATCTAATCATCGATGAGGAAAATCCACAGAAAGGCATCCTTGAGATGCGATATGTGGATCCGATGAATATTCAGAAGATTCGTGAATACACCAAGGAAACCACGAAGACGGGAGCAAAGATCATCACGGGATACCGTGATTTCTATCTTTACAACAAGGATAATCCCCGTGCAGGCGGCAATGTGGCAGGAATCAAGATCAGCGAGGATGCAATTGCCTTCTGCTCGTCAGGACTCATGGACAGCCGCTATAAGCGAACCGTAGGCTTCCTGCACAAGGCAATCAAGCCTCTTAACCAATTACGAATGTTGGAAGACGCAATCGTAATTTATCGAATCAGCCGTGCCCCCGAAAGAAGAATCTTTTACATAGATGTCGGTAATCTGCCAAAGACAAAGGCAGAGCAGTATGTCAAGGACTTGATGAATCGCTATCGTAATCGATTGACATATGATGCCGCAACGGGAGAGGTTCGGGATGATCGAAAATTCATGTCCATGCTTGAGGACTACTGGCTTCCACGGCGTGAAGGCAGCAGAGGAACAGAGATCACCACATTGCAGGGCGGTCAGAATCTTGGAGAATTGACTGATGTGATCTACTTCCAAAAGAAAGTATATCGTGCATTGTCGGTGCCAGTAAGCCGTCTTGAGCAGGACAAGCAGTTCATGCTTGGTCGATCCACGGAAATCACCCGTGATGAGGTCAGATTCACCAAATTCGTGCATAGATTACGCACAAAGTTCTGCGAATTGCTCTATGACATGCTCAAGAAGCAGTTGATTCTAAAGAAAGTAATCACCGCAGAAGAGTGGCCGGACATGAGAGAGGCGATTTACTTCGACTTCCTCAAGGACAACCTGTTTACGGAACTCAAGAATTCGGAATTGCGAAAACAGCAGATCGATGAATTGAGCAATATTAAACCATACATAGGTAAGTATTATTCTCATGAATGGGTTCGTAAGAATGTGCTTGGTTTCAGCGAAGCCGAGATCAAGGCAATGGATAAAGAAATTGAGAGTGAGCGGAATGCAGGAAAGATCGAGCCAGATACATCACAGTTCGGTCTTGTATAAGGGCAATAAATGGAATCCGACACAGACAAACTTCTCAAATCCGTCATCGAAACCCTCATCAAGAAGGAGGCTCCAAAGTTCAAGAGCCTCATTCAAAAAGAGTTGGCTTCACGCATTCACAGCAAGATAGAGGAATTGAAGAAGGCTTTGTCTGGTTCCATTGTTACGGGAGTGGAAGACAAGAAAAAAGAAGAAAAGCCGGTTGCACTCCCCGAGAATCTGCCGGGTGCCCCATCTGCACCTCCTGCTGCTACACCCAAAGAAAATCCAAATACTACTTCTGATGTTCCTTCACCCGAACAACAAAAAAAAGAGGCAGAAAAAGCAGCAGAGCAGCAAAAAAAGGCAACCGAATCTTTAGCCAAGGCATTCAAGAAATCGGGTGATTTGAAGATCGTCCCGACTGCTGCGGGTTCTGCAAAGGATGACATTTCTCTAGATCCGAACTTTGAAAAAGAGTTCTATCATTCTTCACAAAAATACAAGGATCAGGAAATAGTAATGAAGCAATTGGGAACAGGTTTTGCAAAGCCGGTTCGTGTCTACATCAATGGTCGCCGTTGGGAATTCTTTCCAGGCCCCAAAGCGGCAATGAAAGCAAGCAAGGAATATATCGACCAGATGATGAAGGATGTCAGCAATGATCCAAATCTTGCTGTGGGCATGACCATGCAAATCTATCAGGACAAGCAGAGCGGTATTGCACAGGTGTCTGCCCCAGTCGATGCAGGAAAGCCAAATGAGGTTGCCGATGCAAATCTCAAGAAGAAGGCTTTGGAAACGGGTAACTACAATTTCAAGAAATGAGTTCTTGAAAAGGAAAAGTCATGTCTGAAGAGAACTTGAATGAAAAGGTCAACATAGACGGACGGACAAAGTTGTATAAGGAAACTGTTGCAAGAATTCAAATGGCAAGAAAACTAAGAGAGCAAAGGACGAAGGCTATGAAAGAGAACAAGTTTAACGGTCTTTATGATGACGGTTCGGGAAAGGGAGCAATGATTCCAGAACCAGTTGATTTCACATTCCATGAAGCAATGAAGACTGTTGAAAAATACAAGCAACTTCGTGAAAAGAAGAAAACGCTCATGGGTGCCGAGAAGAAAGAGTCCGTTGAAAACAACGACAACGCTCTTGATGAGGCATCAGATATGATGCTTCGCTCTTGGATTCGTAAGAACTATCCAAATGCAGACAACAAGAAGTTTAATCAAATCCTTGCAGCAATGCAGAAACAGTACAACAAAGACCCCAAGGGTTATACCTATGGCGGCGGTTTCACCAAGGTTGCAAAGGATGCAAAGATCAATGAGGAAAGCGAACTTCGCACCGATCTTCATCACCCCAAGGGCAAGGCAGTAGTCACTAAGGACGGCAAACTCGTTAAGGTTTATCGCACCGAAAAGGCTGCTCGTAAACATGCGATGACGGGCAAACCCGTAAATGAAGATATTGAAGAATCGATTGGTGGTGTTGAGGATGCCGTAAAGATGAAGGGCGAGAAATTCGTGATGGGAGAGGAAGAATTATCCCCTGAACAGAAGAAGTATCGTGCATTCTTCCAAAAGGCACTCAAGAAGTTCGGCGCATCATCACCCGCAAAGATGGATGATGGAGAGAAGAAAAAGTTCTTTGCATATGTCAAGGCAAATTGGAAGGGCTGATGAAAAAGATCACGGTCAAATTCAGAAACACAGAAAACGCAAGTGAATTTGCGTCCACTATGTCTATTCTTGAAGACCGTGTTCAGATTCAAGTTGATGGCGATTCCGTTTCTCTTATGGGTGATGATGCGATTGCAATGGCTTTTGCAAAAAACACCATTGATGATATCAAAGAAGAAATTTACTATCTCAAAAAAGCAAATGTATTCTTGAAATCAATTCTTGCATCCATACAAGAAAACAAAAAAGTCAAGACAAATTTGCTAGACGGAACCGAACTGATAGTCACTCCCGAGCAGGCAAGAATTATTGCAGGTGCATATGACAGTCTGTCAGAAGCAAATCAAACAGCATATTTGATATTCGCCGCAGAGAATAAACAGTCATATCGTAATGCAATTAATTTTGCCAAAGGAAACGAAAAGGAATAATAAATGGCTGCAAGACAAATCGTAAAAACAAACAAGAGAATTGTGTTCCTTGCAACAGGAACAAACAATGACATTGGCGTTACTGCAAGCGCATTTCTTGACTATGGAATCACCGAGGGGCGTGTGATGGGGGAAGGTTCGGGAATTACGAACGGATCTGCATCTATTTCCAAGATCGTGTCTGGCAGCGAGTCGTTTACCGTTGGAATGGCGGGGGAAATCCTGTTCACGGGTCAGGCAGCAGGGGAATACAATTTTGAAAGATACACTTTGCGTCCCGTGACTCCAGACGGAACATTGGACATCATTGCAGGAACCGGAACAGTCATCGTGGAAGTAGTCCTCTAATTTCAAAGTCTAAATAAACATATAGGAGACATCCATGAAACTGATTTGCGAAGTAAACGAAAACATCGAAATCCTCACGGAGGAATCCGGCGGTGGAAAGAGTTATTTCATCGAAGGCACTTTCTTGCAGGGAGACATCAAGAACCGCAATGGTCGTGTGTATGAGTTCAAGATGCTCAAGGACAAGGTGAACCAGTATCGCAAGGATTTTGTGGAGCAAAAGAGAGCATTCGGTGAGTTGGGACACCCTGAAGGGCCCACCATCAATTTGGAGAGAGTATCCCACATGATCGTGGAATTGGCTCCCGATGGCAAGAACTTCTATGGCAAAGCCAAGATCATGGATACCCCATACGGAAAGATTGTAAAGAACCTGATGGACGAAGGTGCGAAACTTGGAGTTTCGTCCCGTGGCGTTGGTTCTCTTGAGGAAAAGAATGGCGCAAATTATGTCAAGGACGATTTCCGTCTTTCGACAGCCGCCGACATCGTAGCAGACCCATCGGCTCCTGATGCATTTGTGCGTGGAGTCATGGAAGGAAAAGAATGGATTTACGAAAACGGTCTGCTTGTTGCAAGAGAAATTGATGAGATTCGGGAAAACATTCGAAAGACTTCTTCTCGGAAACTTGAGGAAGAAATGACCAAGGCTTTCCAAACTTTCATCAACAAACTATAACCAAACCTTTCTAACTACATAAATAACCAATACCAAGGAGAACCCCATGGATTACGAGAACGAGGAAATCGAAGAAGTCATTCTTGACGAGGAAGAAGTCGGAGCAGAAGACACCGATTCCCTCGAAGAGGCATCAGAGGCTGCACCCGCAAAGGCAAAGCAGATGAAGAACCTCAACAAGAAGAAGGGAATGAAGACCGAAGAAGAGGAAGAGGAGGAAGAAGAATTGGCAACCGAAGAAAAGGCTGTTAATGCTTCTCCCGCCGGTGCCGGAAAGGGCAAGACGGCAGGACTCTACAAGGATGGCACCGGCAAGGGTGCAGTCATGGCAGAGCCAGTCGATACTGGTCTTCCCGGTGGTGACTCCAAGGCAAAGTTGAATGCCAGCGTCAAGTCCAAGAAGGCTATGCGTGAGGACATCGATGTCCACATGACTGCCATGTTCGACGGAGAAAAACTCTCCGAGGACTTCAAGACCAAGGCTGCAACAATCTTCGAAGCCGCAATCAATGAGCGTGTCGAAGAGATTCGCACTCAGTTGGAAGAGGAATACAACAATCGCCTCAACGAGACAATCGAAGAGAACAAGAAGGCTCTCACCGAGCAACTTGATTCGTATCTTTCGTATGTCATCGAAGAATGGTTGGAAGAGAACCGCCTCTCCGTTGAGAAGGGCATTCGCACAGAAGTCGCAGAAGAATTCATGGAAGGTCTTCGCAACCTGTTCGTAGAGCATGATATCATGGTTCCTGAGTCCAAGGTTGACTTGGCAGACAAGATGGCAGAGACTGCCGAGCAGTTGAAGGCTCGTCTTGATGAAGAGATCATGAAGAATGTCAAGTTGGTTGAGGAAGTTCGTTCTTTCCAGCGTGAAAATATCATCAACGAGATGGCAGAAGACTTGACCGTTACACAGAAGGAGCGTTTCCGTTCTCTTGCAGAAGGGGTAACGCTAGAGGGCGAAGAGGATGATGTCCGCAATAAGTTGGAGATCATCAAGGAGTCCTACTTCAGCGGCAAGAAGCCAGTCCTTACGGAAGAGGCTGCTGCGACTGCCGAAGAGAGCATTGACGAGACACCTATTGGTGGGCAAGTCGAGAACTTGAGTGAGTCGATGAAGACATATGCAGAAACTCTTCGTCGCATCACCAAGAGGTAATTGTCATCAAATCTAAATAATAACAATCAGTTCAACCTTTAACTAAACACTCAATTAGGAGAAACAGATGGAACTCACCATTTCAGAAGCACTTCAGAAGAAGTGGCAACCCATCCTTGAGCATTCGGATCTTCCGGCTATCAAGGACAACTACCGCAAGGTAGTCACCACCATGCTCTTGGAGAACCAAGAGCAGCACCTCAAGGAGACAACGAACTTCTCGTCCAACCTTGACGGCCCAAGCACAAGCAATGTCGCTCGTTGGGATCCAATCCTAATCAGCCTCGTTCGTCGTGCCATGCCGAATCTCATTGCATATGATCTCTGCGGCGTTCAGCCAATGAGCGGCCCAACCGGGCTTATCTTTGCAATGCGTAGCCGCTATCAGAACCAGACAGGTGCTGAGGCTCTTTATCAGGAAGCCGATACCGCCTTCAGCGGACTCGGCAGCACCGGTGCAACAGCACAGGGTGTCTACAACACCGATCCCTTTGAGCAGGCAGGTGTTGATCCGGTCAATGGTCTTGGCACTCCGAGCGGTGTTCTTGGAACAGCCGCCCGTGGAACCCTTGAGGGTGAGCGTCTAGGAAATGCCACCAACAATCCGTTCCCGGAGATGGCATTCAGCATCGAAAAGACAAGCGTTGAGGCAAAGACCCGTGCCCTCAAGGCTGAGTATTCGATGGAACTCGCTCAAGACCTGAAGGCAATTCACGGTCTTGATGCCGAGACTGAACTCGCCAACATCCTTTCGAGCGAGATTCTGGCTGAGATCAACCGCGAAGTTGTGCGTGTGATCTACGCAAACGCCAAGTTGGGTGCAAAGAGCGGCACAACCCAGACTCAGGGTGTGTTCGATCTCAATGTCGATTCCAACGGTCGTTGGAGCGTTGAGAAGTTCAAGGGACTGCTCTTCCAGATTGAGCGTGAGTGCAATCAGATCGCCAAGGAGACTCGTCGCGGCAAGGGTAACTTCATCCTCTGCTCGTCCGATGTCGCTTCGGCTCTGTCGATGGCAGGCGTTCTTGACTACGCCCCCGCCCTCAGCACCAACCTCAATGTTGATGACACAGGCAATACATTCGCCGGTGTCCTCAACGGCAAGTTGCGTGTCTACATCGATCCCTATTCGTCCATGACATCCAGCCATGATTTCTTCATGGCAGGCTATAAGGGATCGAGCGCATATGACGCTGGTATGTTCTACTGCCCATATGTTCCGCTACAGATGGTTCGTGCTGTGGGTGAGAACACCTTCCAGCCGAAGATCGGATTCAAGACCCGCTACGGCTTGGTCAACAATCCGTTCGCAACGATCAAGAACGGCACAACCGTTTCGGATCCATACTCGTCTGATGCTCGTCGCAAGAACATCTACTACCGCATCGTAAAGGTCACAAACCTCTTCTGATCGGCGTAGACAAACTCACAAAAACAGGAGCCATGGGGAGAAATTCCCATGGCTCCATTTCTTTTCTAAATACTCTTAAATGATTGACCCGCCCAAATTGCCGGATGACATCATTTACGGTGCCCTGAACAGGCAACCCGACAATACCAATCCTGCATTCAGCACGAACTACAGGCTGATGATTCCAAAGGTAAGGTCGGGAGTATTCTTTTGCACCGAAGTTTCTTTTCCTGCATTAACCATGGAACCCATAAAACTTCCGGTTCCTTTTGCCCCATCATTGAAGTTCTTTGGCAACAAGATCGATCACGGGGACTTGTTAGTCAAGTTCGTGGTAAACGAGGATTTCAGCAACTGGTTTGAAATGTCCGATTGGTTCACCAAGAGCCTGAACTACTATGGATTCTTTAAGGACAATTCGCAGGCAAGGATGCTGAACATCATCACAGACAGCGGACAACTCCTCATACTCAACAACAAGAGATATCCTGTGGCCAGGGTTCTCTTCGATGGTTTGATGATTACGGGATTGGGTGCCTTGCCGATGAATTCTTCGGTTGCGGATGCACCATACATTACGGTTGATGCGACATTCCAATTCACATCATACGATATCAAGGAACCATGAAATGACCAGTCCTGATACAAGAAATTGGATGCCTTCTTTCGATGACCTTGGTGCATTGAAGAACAATCCAATCAACATGAATCTTGCTTCAAGCACGAATTATCGATTTGTGTGTGAAAAGGTTCCTGGTGTTACTTACTTCTGCACATCCGTCAACACCCCATCTTTTACATCGAACCCATCGATATACAATCATATGTTTGCCGCAAATGACATCAAGTTTCCCGGCGGCAGGGCATCGACTGACATATCATTGAGATTCATCGTCAGCGAGGACTTTTCGAACTACATGGAGATGGTTCGTTGGATGCGGTCGGGAGTTCCCTACCGAGACTTCAAGGAGATCGTGCCCGAGTATCGTGGCAATGTGAACCACGGAAAGTTGTTCATGCTGAACAACAAGAAGAATCCCATCATGCTGTTCACATTCTCAAATCTGATACCGACACAGATATCAGGATTCACGCTTTCAAGTGCAGAGACAGAACCAACGGTGCTTACCGCAACCGTAAATTTTGTCTATGACTCATTCAGAGTCGAAAAACTTTAAGGTCTTGGGCTGCTTGGTGGCATCGGCGGTCTTGGAGACTTCACCGATGATCTTGTCCTGCGGTCGGATGGCTTGGCAGGGCTAGACGGTTTCTTTGGCTGCTTTGGTCTTGCATTTGCATTTCTTCGTGGCATGATATCA